CTGACTCATCCGCCATTTGGTCACCTGCGATTACGCCTGTAATTACTGCTACGCTGTCACCCATTGCTGAGTAGTCTTGTGCGATTTGATCTGTTTCTCTAGCCATTGTCTTATCCTTCTAGGGTTGTTATTCGTGCGGTAAGTGCTTCAATTAAAGCGTTTTGTTCTTGCATTGCCTTTACAAGGATTGGTACAAACTTGCTGTACTGAAGACCCATCTGCTTGCCATCACCTGTATGGCTAGAGACTAGGTTAGTCTTGTTACTCTTGTTATATCCTGCTGCTATTTCTAGTGCTTCTACTTCTTGAGCTTTAAAACCAATGTCCAACCAATCTTCTTTATGGGTTCCGTCTGGAGTTTGTGCGTTAAGATCATAACCTACAGCTTTTTTATCGCCATACTTGCTACGTTTATCCCACTTGTAGGTAACAGGTGCTAGAGCTTTTACAAAGTCTAAGCCAAGGTCTAGGGCTGTAAAGTCTGTCTTGTCTCGTGCATCAGAGGCTACTGTCCAATCTACTTGGATGTTTGCTTCAGAAATATTTTCATCGCCAATACAAACAGCATTAGAAGCTGTTACAAAATTACCGCCGGGGCTTCCTGAAGTTCCTGAGTCATGTCCTAAGAAAGAATTGTTAGAACCAGTTGTTATATTAGCGCCTGACTCTGCTCCCAAAGCCGTGGTGGCGGCTGCTGTTGTAATAGCGAAGAGGGTTCCGTATCCTGCGGATACATTAGAATCCCCAGTCGTTAATCGGCTCATGGCAAAAGCACCAATACATGCATTAGAATTAGCAGCGCCAGCGGCGTTTCCAGCAGCCTTCCACCCCACAAAAGCATTAGTTGTTCCAGTTATTGATCCTCCTGCTTGATAACCAATAGCCACATTTCCATCAGCGCCTGTTGCGCCACTTAATGCTTGATAGCCCATACATGTATTATGATCTCCAGTTGTAAGAGCATCACCAGCACGCTGACCAACGATGGTATTTTGAACGCCCGTGGTGATTGATAAACCTGCGACATGCCCCACCCCCGTATTACCACTGGCTGTGGTGTTTGCCGATAAAGCACTACGACCTAATGCTGTGTTCTGAGTGCCTGTCGTGTTTTCAGTTAATGACCCCCAACCGATAGCAGTATTGTCAGCACCCGTCGTTGTATCTTCCATAGACCTTACGCCCACGGCTGTATTCTGGGCTGCTGTGGTATTTGAAGCTAATGCTCCTTTACCTAAACCTGTATTGTCTGCTCCGGTGGTGTTAGCTTGCAGAGCGTTTGCACCAACTGCTGTGCCATTAGCTGCTGTGGTGTTAGCGCCTAAAGAAACATAACCAACTGCTGTGTTGTTAGATGCTGTGGTATTAGCGTCTAAAGCATTACCACCCATGGCAGTATTACTCGCACCTGTGGTGTTTGCCCCTAAAGCTAAAGTTCCAAAAGCATTATTATTCTGAGCAGTGGTGTTGGCTTGTAAAGCACCAAAGCCCAATGCGTTATTTTCACTGCCTGTTGTGTTTGCTGTTAAAGCACTTTTACCCACGGCTGTGTTGTTAGATGCGGTGGTATTAGTTCGCAAAGCACCTACACCTATACCAACATTACTAGCGCCTGTGGTGTTGGCGTATAGAGGAGCAAAAACACTAGACGCGGTGGAAAATCCACCAACGGCAACATTATCAGTTCCCGTTGTATTGCTATTTAATGCTTGGTGACCAACGGCTGTTAGCCCAGATCCTGTAATGTTTGTAAGTAAAGCGTGTCTACCAATTGCTGTGTTATGAGAAGCAGTCGTGTTTGCTTTTAATGCTTCAGTACCAAAAGCAGTATTTTGACCGCCTGTAGTGTTTGCTAATAAAGCACTCAATCCAACCGCTGTGTTGTTACCCCCCGTGGTGTTTTCTCCTAAAGCGTCATGCCCAATGGCAACATTGTTAGCGCCTGTAGTATTAGCAAATAAAGCATCTGAGCCTACTGCTACGTTGTCAGCGCCAGTTGTAATTGTTGTTCCTGCTCTGTAACCAATCAATGTGTTGTCAGACGCTGTTGTTTGAGCATCACCTGCTTCAGAACCAATAAGAGTGTTCCTAACGCCAGTGGTGACTGCGTTACCTGCGGCAAACCCTACCGCTGTATTATTAGTATCTGTAGAATTTGCAAAGTCTTGAGTAACCAAGGTGTTATGCCCAATAGCCGTAGACTTGTTACCTTTGTGGTCATTAAATAGCGCACCTACACCTACAGCAGTATTAAAGTCTGCATCAGTAAGGTCTGGCCCTGCAACGTAACCTATAAGTACGTTCTGAACCCCTGTTGTTAGGTCTACCCCTGCTTGATAGCCTACTGCGGTATTACCTGCGTCTGCTCCTGCATTCAATGTTTTAAGAGCTTCAAAACCAATGGCTGTATTAAAGCCATTTGCATCTTCAGTCTTTAGGGCATCAAAGCCCACAGCAACATTACCGTCACCCGTAGTCAGAGCCGTACCTGCTTCATCGCCCACGACAACATTATAATTACCACCGCTTGCAATGCTGTTACCTGCGTTGACACCTGCGCGGAAGTTGCTTGTTCCTGCTGAAGCCGTGATGATATCTGCGCCATTAGCAAAGGTTACGTCTGCCGCAAAGTTTACAGCACCTGCAGGATTAGTGCCTAGCTCAACAATAGCGCCTGAGTTGTTCTCAGTATACAGTCGTTTGTCAACTACGTTTACCGCTAGTTCACCTTGTACAAGATCACTTGCTGAAGGTGCGCTACCTGCTGTGGAGCTATTTTTAGTTACAATTTTTGTTGCCATAGTTATATACCTTTAGTATGTTCCACCTAGTAGCGTACCGGAAGTCATGTTGTCTGCGTTTAAAGTTGAGTTGGATTGTAAAGCTGAGTCTGCCTTAGCGCCTTGGGCTGCTGTAGCATAAGCTGAGGCTGCTGTAGTAGCAACATCTCCTAAGCCCAATGTAGTCCTAGCTGCACCTGCGTTAGCATCATCTATTAGCGTAGCACCATAGGTAGACACGGTAGATGCTACTAAAGCATTGTCTGCCTTTGTGCCTTGCGCTGCTGTAGCATATGCACTAGCTGCTGTAGTTGCTACTGTACCTAAGCCTAAAGTGCTTCTGGCTGCTCCGGCATTTGCGTCATCTATTAATGTAGCACCAAAAGATGATACAGTAGAAGCTACTAAAGCATTATCTGCTTTGGTTCCCTGAGCTGCCGTAGCATATACATTAGCGGCTGTTGTGGCTACTGTACCTAAGCCTAAAGTGCTTCTGGCTGCGGCAGCATCTGTATCGTCTACAAGCGTAGCTCCGTAAGATGAGACGGTAGATGCTACTAAAGCATTATCTGCCTTAGTTCCCTGAGCTGCCGTAGCATATACATTAGCGGCTGTAGTGGCTACTGTACCTAAGCCTAAGTTGCTACGTGCTGTAGAAGCACTTGCTAAGTCAGAAAGATTGTTAGCTTTAAGTGCAGCATTAGCCAATGTACCAGAGGCATTAGATGCGCTGCTTGCGGCTGCTGTGGCTGAGTTAGCGGAAGCAGTAGCAGAATTAGCTGATGCCGTAGCTGAGTTTGCTGATGCCGTAGCTGAGTTTGCTGAGGCTGTGGCAGAGTTGCTTGAATTAGTTGCGGAAGTACTAGCTTCTGAAGCTTTGCTTGTAGAAGTACTTGCGGAAGTGCTAGAACTTGATGCACTAGCGGATGCGTCACTTGCTTTCGTAGTAGCTATGACAGCCTGTTCTGTAACTGCGGATACTGTAGCGTCTGTGTTAGAATCACCTGCACCACCGTTACCTCTGAATATAGCCATTAATAGCTCCTAAGAAAACAAAAGAAAAGGAAGGAGGGACTCCTAAGAATCCCCCCTAGTTTGTTACTTAGCCATTTACAGCTAGAACAAGACCTGCTTCTGGACGTAGTACTTGAGTACCGTACAGAGTGTCAGCAGTATAAAGAGTACCTAACCACTCTTGCTTGTACTGAGTCTGAGAACGAATAGCTTGTTGCTCTGCTAGAACCATTGCGTCTTTGTGGAACAACATAGCACCTTTAATGTCACCACCTGCTGAGTTAGCAGAAGCAGCTTCAATAACAGGGACGTTGCTAGAAACAAATACGTCAATGCCATATAGGTTGCCAATCTGACCGTTCTTAACACCGCGTCCATCTACAAAATCAGAAGACATGTAACGATCAATGCCCATGATAGTGTTACGCAATGAAGGAGGTACAACAAAGCTACGTCCGTCCATTGGGGTGTCTGCATCGTCAAGAACCTGAATAGCAGCACGGAAACCTGCGTCAGTGAATACGTCACCGGCAGCTACAGTGTCAACTGCATAAGCAGTAAGACCAGTAGAAGCATCAAAGAAACGACAGTTGCTGTGAACATAATCAGAACCAGAACCGTTGTCATCTCCAAACTTCTTACCTAAAGCAAACAAGTCATCATCTACTTGCTTGGCTAGGCCGTAACCTGCATCACCTGTGTAGAACTGACGAAGAGAAGCTAAAGCTTGTACTTCAGTAATGTCTTCAATAATACGAGAGAACTCAAAGTGCTTGTCAATGTTTACAAGGACTTCAGACTCAACATTCATTTGTACAGTTACAGCAGTGTTAGCTGCCTTAGCAGTAGCAACGCCACGTATAGGCTTAGGGATATGAATAGTATCGCCTTTCTTGCCTGACATGCTC